AGGGGTAACTGTTAAACAAGAAATTGAAGTCTTAACCGAAGGTCTCAATGATACTATTAAAGCAGTTGCAGAAGAACTTGACATTTCAGTCGGTGAAATTAAACAGGCCATTAACGTAGCATCAAAAGGCAATTGGGACCAAGTTTGGAAGAAATTTGATACTGTCGAAACAATTCTTACAATTACCGGGCATGCAATACGAAAAGACGATGAAGAAGCGTAACTAAATATTATTAGAATAAGGTCTGGCCAGCCAAAAATGGCTTCGAGAAGGTTTGTGAGCCATAAATCACAAGGAGAAAAATTATGAGTTACGTCGATTCTATGTGGGATCGCGAAAACGATATTGTGCATGTCGTCGAGCGAGATCCAGTAAAGGGAAGAATATATCAGCAATATCCTGCAAGATATATATTTTATTATCCAGATTCCCGAGGCAAATATACCAGTATCTATGGTACTCCTCTAAGTAAAGTAACATCTAAAAGTTGGAAAGAACACACAAAAGAGCAAAGGATCCACAGTGGACATAAGCTTTTTGAAAGTGATATCAATCCTATTTTTAGATGCTTAGAAGAAAATTATCTTAATAAAGATCCTCCTAAGTTAAATGTTGCTTTCTTCGATATTGAGGTCGATTTTGATCCTGAAAGAGGTTATGCAACGCCAGACGATGCATTTATGCCTATTACAGCAATCGCTGTGCATTTGCAATGGTTAGATACGTTGGTCTGCCTAGCAATCCCGCCTAAGACTTTGACATTAGAACAAGCTCAAGAACAAGTTAAGGATTTTCCTAATACAATTTTGTTTGAAACAGAACATGAACTACTTGATACTTTTCTAAGTCTAATCGATGATGCAGATGTTTTAACTGGTTGGAATTCAGAAGGGTTCGATATTCCATATACAGTTAATCGAGTAATCAAAACTCTAGGAAAAGAAGATGCTAAACGGTTCTGCTTATGGAATCAACTGCCAAAAAGAAGAGAATATGAAAAATTCGGAAAAACTTCTATAACTTACGACATTGTAGGTCGAGTGCATCTAGATAGTTTATCATTATATAGAAAATATACATACGAAGAACGACATAGTTGGAAGCTTGATTCTGTTGCGGAAGATGAATTAGGCGAACGTAAGACGCAATATGAAGGCACACTTGATCAATTATACAATAATGATTTTAAAACTTTTATCGAATATAATAGACAAGACTGTGCAATTTTAGAAAAACTTGATAAGAAACTAAAGTTTCTTGATCTTGCAAATACTATTGCACATGAAAATACGGTATTGCTGCAGACTACAATGGGAGCTGTTGCAGTCACTGAACAGGCTATTATTAATGAAGCGCATCATCTCGGTATGATTGTTCCTAGCAGAAACAAAACTGCCAAAGTAGAAGAATATGATTCCGAAGATGAAGATGATATCGATGGAAAAGCAGCAGGTGCATATGTAGCATATCCTAAGAAAGGGTTACATGATTGGATCGGCTCTATGGATATTAATAGTCTATATCCATCTGTTATTCGTGCTCTAAATATGGGACCAGAAACTATCATCGGACAATTGCGTCAAGACTATACTAAAGATGAAATTGAAGCCAAAATGGCCAAAAATGGTGGTAAATTTGCATTAGCATGGGAAGGAAAATTTGCCAGTAACGAATTCGAACTTGTTATGTCTCGTGACAAAGCTAAAGAAATTATTATCGATTGGGAAGATGGACGCAGTGATACCTTATCAGGGGCAGAAATTTATGAACTAATCTATGAAAATAATAATCCATGGATACTCAGTGCAAATGGAACTATCTTTACATATGAAAAAGAAGGAATTATTCCAGGTTTGCTAGCACGTTGGTATAAAGAACGTAAAGAATTACAGAAAAAATTAAAAGAAGCAATCGATGCTGGTAATAAAATCGAAGAAGAATATTGGGATAAAAGACAATTGGTTAAAAAGATTAACCTAAATAGTTTATACGGCGCAATTCTTAATGCTGGTTGTAGATTTTTCGATAATCGTATCGGTCAATCAACTACGCTAACTGGTCGAAGAATTGCTAGACATATGGCATCTAAGATTAATGAAATTATTACTGGTGAATACAATCATGTAGGTAAGGCTATTATTTACGGGGATACTGATTCGGCGTATTTTAGTGCTTATAGTACATTAAAAAATGATATTAATAAGGGAAACATACCGTGGGATAAGGATACAGTTATTCAATTGTATAATACAGTAGCTGAAGAAGTTAACAGTACCTTTCCGCAATTCATGTTAGATGACTTTCATTGCCCTAAAAAACGAGGAGAAGTTATTAAAGCAGGTAGAGAAATTGTTGCTATTAAAGGTCTTTTCATTACTAAGAAACGATATGCTGTACTTTATTACGATAAAGACGGTAAGAGACAGGATGTTAATGGTAAACCGGGCAAGATTAAAGCCATGGGATTAGATCTCAAACGTAGTGATACTCCTGAATTTATGCAAGAGTTTCTAAGTGAAATTCTAAATAAAGTACTTAATGGTGCAGGAGAAAAAGAAATCTTAGAAAGAATTTCAGAGTTTCGATCTGAATTTAAATCTCGTCCGGGCTGGGAAAAAGGTAGCCCTAAAAGAGCAAACAATATTACTGATTATCAAGCAAGAGAACAGAAAGAAGGAAAAGTCGATATGCCCGGGCACGTTAGAGCTAGCATTAATTGGAATACTTTAAAAAGAGCCTATGGTGACAAACACTCTGTTAATGTTGTAGATGGTATGAAAGTAATTGTTTGTAAACTTAAAGATAACTCATTAGGATTTACTAGTGTAGCATATCCTACCGACGAATTAAGGCTACCTAAGTGGTTTCAAGAGTTGCCGTTTGATCATGATGAGATGGAAGTAACTATCATTAATAAAAAATTAAAAAATCTTATCGGCGTGCTTGATTGGGATTTAGAATCCACTACAAAAAATAATACATTTAATGACTTGTTTACATTTGAATAAAAGTCAGTTGACTAATAACCATTTTCTAAATATAATAAACCAAAAGGAATCAAAAAATGCAAGAAATATTAAAAGACATCGTAAGTCACACACATAATTTAGGATTTTTAGATATTGTACGAGTTATTGGAGATGAAACCTCCACTAAAATTGATTCAATCTCTGCTGATCGATCTGTTATTATGTATTGTGAAACTGCAAAACCTTATGAAGATATGATCGGTCTCTTTGGTATGCAGCAGCTTAATAAGTTGAAATACTTACTCGACGGTTCTGAATATAAAGATGGAGCCAAGATAGAAATAGTAAAAGTCGAAAGGAACGGTGAAACCATTCCATTTGGAATTCATTTTGAAAACAAAGTAGGCGATTTTAAAAATGATTATCGGTTCATGAACGCTGAAATTGTTAATGAGAAGCTTAAAACTGTTAAATTCCGAGGAGTCAATTGGAATGTTGAAATTAATCCTTCTCTACAGGCAATTCAAAGATTCCAATTCCAAGCTGGCGCCAATAACGAACATACTACATTTCTAGTTAAGGTTGAAGATAATAATTTAAAGTTTATTTTCGGTGATCAAAGTTCTCATGGTGGAGAATTTGTATTTGCTTCGGGAGTTAGTGGAAAATTATCACATTCTCACACATGGCCAGTGCAAGCAATTTTAAGTATCTTGAAGATTGCAGATGTCAATACTTGCAAATTGAGCATTAGTGACGCAGGTGCTTTGCAGATTACTATGGATAGTGGACTAGCTACATACAAATATATTATTCCGGCCAAGGCTTAAAAATGAATAAACCAGTCAATTTAACTCCTTTACAGAGAGATTATGCAGTATATCTTCCTGCAATTTCAGGGTTTTTTGGTACATATATTGCTAAACAGCGATTAGAGGAGTACGTTCCTAAGAGTCGTATTCCTAAAGCTTTCGATCGAGGAATTGAAGGAATGAATTTCCTTAATCCGGAAGAAGGATATTTTACTTACAAATATGGACTTTATTCTGCAGGCCATGCACAATTAGACCTTAATAAAAGTATCGTTCAAGAATCTATGATTCAGCAGCGAGATCGTGCTAATACTATGATATTAGGCGATTCTGGGGGATACCAGATTGGTAAAGGGGTACTTAAATTTGATTGGTTAAACTTCGAAGGAGCTGCTGCTAATAAGACTAGACAGCAAATACTTGAATGGTTAGAACTCACTGCTGACTGGTCAATGATGCTTGACGTTCCGACATGGGCATGTGATCATATTCATAGTCCTAAAACTGGACTAAAAACATTCGAAGATTGCCTAAATAAGACCAAATATAACAATGAATATTTCTTAAAGAACCGTTTAGGTCAAACTAAGTTCCTAAATGTTCTTCAAGGCAGTGACTGGGATACTGCAGAAAAGTGGTATAACGGAGTTAAGGAATTTAGCGATTCTAAGATTTGGGGAGATAAGGCTGCAGAAGGTTGGGCGTTTGGTGGTGCAAATATGTGCAAGATGGATATTACCTTAAAACGTCTAATGATTATGCGAGAAGAAGGAATGTTAACTGGAAAAGATTGGATTCACTTCTTAGGAACTGCACAGTTAGACTGGAGCGTGTTCTTAACCAGTATCCAAAGACAAATTAGAAAACATATCAATCCTAATCTTACTATTAGTTTCGACTGTGCAAGCCCATTTATTGCAACTGCACATGGACTAGTTTATACAACTGCACAGCATAGTAAGAAACGCTGGTCGATTCTCATGGACAAAGCTCCAGATAATAAAGCACTCGCTAACAGCGATATACCATTTCCGTTCGAAAGCGAGATTGGACGCAGATTAGAAATGGGGGATATCTGTTACTATGATGTAGGAATTCCAAAAACTAATGAAGAATTAGGGGTAGATAAGAAAGGTAAACAAGTTGAATTTGATTTCACCAATCCAGAACACTATTCTAAAGTTCCGATGATGAATAAACTCGGTAAGATCGGTAAAACTAGCTGGGATAGTTTCAGTTATGCTCTAATGATGTCACATAACGTCTATTGTCACATTGCTGCTGTACAAAAGGCAAACCAGCTTGTCGACATTGAACGTGCTAGATTTAAACCGGATTGGCGTCATTGGATTAAACTCAGTGCAAAAAATTCAGATGGTGATGAATTCTCTGATTGGGTTCCTAGAAATATTTTATATTTTGATCGATTTGTTCAAGAGTTATTTGAAACTAAAAACAAAAATGAAGCGTTTGATATGATTGAAAGAGCAATGCCATTCTTGAAATCTCTAGAGGGAGCGCGATTACGCGGCGGACCTGATCAGAATCGATTCAATGCGTTATTTGATCTTGAAGAAGTTACTAATCAAAATGAAATCGATCTTGAAAATCCTGATGATCCAAAATTGCAAGAATTGACAGATTCTCTCAATAACAATTAAACTAAACGGAAACGAATTATGAAAAGAAATTATGATTCAGGTACATTCGATAATGTTATCTTTTTTATCGGAAAAGAAGTAGAAAAGACTCCTGCCTATGGAATGAAGACCTTATTTGTAACAGGAATACAGCCTATTGAAGAAATAGAAAAACTTCTTAATGATCCATTTTTATCTATCAAAGAACCAGTTACACATATTTTCTTCGGGGCGAATCATAGTTTTAATCCTAAATTTAACGAATATAAAGAATGGGCTGCTTGGGAAAATATGATTACACATTTCCTTGAAAAAGATTATTGGTGTAGTTTAGATATTCCTTTATCAGCTGTTGAAGAATTTAATGATGGTGGTTTAAACGATTACTCTAATTTTATTCCACAAATAAGAGTTCCCATTCCTTACATTAAATTATGGAATTACAATACTATGATTAAGATTGATGATAAAGATTTCAAAGCAACTAATCCAGGTATATGGACTCATAGTTTGCATAATCTTAAAGATCGAAATAAATTTACAGAGTGGTCAGAGTATAATAAAGATACGGTGATTAAATGAGTATTTTACTTAAACAGCATGCCCCTGAATGTGCTCTTCCTGGATGCACTAATAGAGTATCTTATCATAAAAGCTATATGAATAAAGATGGAACTGAAGGAGCAAAATGGAAAATGTTTTGCAACTATCATAGAGAAAAAGGTAAGGCATATGCAGACAATTGGAAATTATCTCAAGGATGTGCTAACAAAGATGGTCACTATGGCTTTCAATGCTTTACAGATATTACGATTGCAGATCAAATTGATATAAATCATATTGACGGCGATCGACGAAATAATGAAAAAGTAAATCTCGAATGTTTATGTAAAAATTGTCATACTCGGATTACTAAAGAACAAGGTCATTTTAAAACAAGATATCGAAATACTTTTTGGTTAAATCCTGAATTATTTGAGGAACAAACAAATGAATAAACAAGATATGATGATTTGGGTTTCTTTCCAAAAAGAAGGAATTCATTGTTACCCAGCAGCGGCAATTGATCCGAAATTAGCAGATGTTAGTTTTCTTGGATTCCCACATCGGCACATTTTCCATTTTAAAGTATGGATTGAAGTTTTTGACGATGATAGAGAAATCGAGTTTATACAGTTTAAACGTTGGTTGCAGGATTTATATAAAGATAGTACACTAAGTTTAGATCATAAGAGTTGTGAAATGATTGCTAAGGATTTACATGAAGTAATTCACAACAAATATGGCGCCAGAAATATCTGGATTGAGGTAAGTGAAGACA